GTCTAATGGCGGGGACTCTATTTTTTCCACAATTACATCCAACGGTGGTGGTGGTGGCGGTGCAGTTGAGCCAAGCCGAAGAGATGGCCTTGCTGGTGGTTCTGGTGGCGGTGGTAGTAAATATGCAGGTGATGGTCTTGGCGGCGCAGGAAATACTCCGTCAACAACTCCAAGTCAAGGCAATAACGGTGGAAACGGTAATGAAGCTGGAAATACGGGAGGTGGCGGCGGCGGTGCTTCCGCTGTTGGCGCTGCTGGGTCAAGTACCAATGGCGGTAATGGTGGTGCTGGTACAGCCTCTACCATTTCTGGTTCATCCGTAACTTATTCTGGTGGTGGAGGCGGTGGCGCTGCATCAAATAAAACTGCTGGCACAGGTGGTTCTGGAGGTGGTGCAAACGGTAGCAACACAAACACAGCACCATCCAATGCATCAGCAAATACCGGAGGAGGTGGCGGTGGTGGGGGCTTTAACGTGCCATCAAGTGCTTACGGGCCGGGAAGTTCTGGCGGCTCTGGCATCGTCATCCTGAAATACACCGTAGCATCACAGACTGTCTTTACCTTTAAGTCATCGACTAAGTGGGTTGCTCCTACTGGAGTGACTAGTGTGGATTACTTGGTTGTCGCTGGTGGCGGTGGCGGAGGCGCAACAAGCGGCGGTGGAGGTGGAGCAGGTGGATATAGAACAGGAAGCTCATTTTCTGTAACGGCTGGTACTGAATACACTATCACTGTTGGTGGTGGTGGTGCAGGAACTTCAGCCCCAACAAACGCAAGGGCTTCATCTGGAAGCGATTCTATTTTTAGCACTATTACTTCTACTGGAGGTGGTGGTGGCGGCAGTTATAACGCATCTACTAATCAGGCAATTATTGGTGGAGGTAACGGAGGCTCTGGCGGAGGTGGTGGAGGAAGCGATTCCGCTGGAGGCAATGCAGGAACAGGAAATACTCCAGCGACACCATCATCACAAGGCAGCAACGGTGGGGCTGGATATAGAAACGCAACACCCGGATACATTATTGGCGGCGGTGGCGGTGGCGCTTCTGCAACTGGTACTGCTGGTGTTGTAAACGGCCCCGGCGGGAATGGTGGCAATGGAACTGCATCATCTATTACTGGCGCATCAGTTACCTATGCTGGTGGTGGTGGTGGCGGTGGTCATGGCGTTGCTCCAAATACAAATGGAGGCACCGGAGGAACTGGTGGCGGCGGCGCTGGTGGAACTGGAGTCAGCACTTCTGTAAATGGTACTGCTGGCACTGCAAACACAGGTGGCGGCGGTGGTGCTGGTGGATATGATCAGTCTCCTGCCACTTTAGGTAATGGCGCAGCAGGCGGTTCAGGTATCGTCATCATCAAGATCAACCAATAAGGACTTATGGAAACCAAAATCTACAGACTTTTCGGCATAGATACGGCAATGCAATTGCTGCGTCCTAATGCTAAATGGGAAATCTCCAATGGTGTGTTTACTCGTTGGGATGATCCTCGTCCATGCCCGTCTATTGAAGAAGTCTATTGGGTAATGGATCAGATTAAAGAGTTTGAAGAAAAGATTCCTACGATATGGCTTGATGAAGATTTGGCTAAATTGAAATCTGAAGCTGAAGAATTTGAAAAGGCGGTCGCATGAACATGCACCACTTATTCCCGACTCCGATAGGTATGTTCGACCTAGACCGTGAGCTTACAGACGAAGAACTGTTGTTTGTTAGAGGTCAGGAAACTAGGCCGAACGAGGGCAACACGACCAGCAAGAATAACTTTGTGCTGCGTGACCCAACAATGACTTCCTTGCGTGAGTGGGTTGAAGATAAGGTTGCTGAGTATTTCAAGGCTACTAGTAATCCTAAGCATGACGTGGCTCTACGCATCACACAGTCGTGGTTCAACTATTCAGAGCAAGGTCAGTTCCACCACAAACACGCGCATCCGAATTCGTTTGTGTCAGGGGTGTTTTATCTGAACACTAATCCAGATGACAAGATTTTCTTCTATCGCTCTGGCTGGCAGCAGATCAAGTTCCCGCCTGAAGATTGGAATCTGTACAACTCTGAATCGTGGTGGTTTGAGGCGATTACTGGAAGATTGATTCTGTTTCCTTCGTCGCTTGAACATAACGTGCCTACAGTTCAGGGTGACGATGTCAGGATAAGTATGTCATTTAATACGTTCCCTGTTGGCGTAGTAGGTGACGAGATGCAACTAACTGGTTTGAAATTGGAGGCTTAAATGGCGCACTTTGCAGAACTCGACGCAAACAACGTGGTGTTGCGCGTCATTGTAGTTGACAACAAAGACACGGCAGATGCAGCCGGTGTTGAGAAAGAACACATTGGCGCTGCATTCTGTGAGCGTTTGTTTGGTGGCACATGGAAGCAAACCAGTTACAACGGCAACATGCGAAAACACTACGCAGGTATTGGTTACACTTATCGCGCAGACATTGATGCTTTTGTGCCACCACAGCCTTTTTCGTCATGGACGCTAGATGATGATGCCAATTGGCAAGCGCCTGTCGCTATGCCTAATGATGGTGGCAAATATGGATGGAATGAAGCCAATCAGGCTTGGGAGGTGTTAAATGGGGCTTAACGCTTTTACCAAGACGGGGAACACGGTTGCATTTATTGCGAATACCACAGCCCCTACGCCTGTTCAATGTGCCTCAACAACACTTGGCGGCAACCAGTATCGCGTTATTAACGCTGGCACTGGCATGGTGTTTCTTGGCTATGGAAGCACAGCGACGGAAGCCAGTAACAATGCTGTCGCAGTCACAAGCAGTCAGACTGCATTTCCATTATTGCCAAGCACGGATGAGATTCTGACATTTGTACCAAATGCTTATTTTACTGGTGTAACCTCTTCTGGTACTGCGACTGTGTATATCACTCCGGGCGATGGTCTGTAAGGAGCAATCATGCTAAAGGTAGCTGGTGGGGGCATATCTGGTTCGTTAAACTACCAAGGCACTTGGAATGCCAACTCCAACTCGCCTATGCTTTCTTCTGGCGTCGGTGTTAAAGGTTATTACTATGTTGTAAGCACGGCTGGCACAACCAATTTAGATGGTATTACTGATTGGCAGATAGGTGATTGGGCAGTCTTTAATGGAACTGCTTGGCAGAAAGTTGATAACTCTGATGCCGTTGTTTCAGTCAATGGACAAACTGGCGTTGTTGTTCTTAATGCAGCAAACGTAGGCGCTACACCGAATACGGCGTATGTACTAGCCACTGGATTACTCTCAGGCGGCGGTCAACTTACTGGTAACGTCACGGTTGATTTAACTTCCGTGCCAATTGCTAATGTACCGGGTGGCGTTGCCAATACAGTCACCATTATTGCTGGTACTGGCTTGGCTGGCGGTGGTAACTTGTCTAGCAATGTCACCATTGGCATGGCTAACACCGCAGTTGCGCCCGGTAGTTACGGCACAGCATCTTCCGTTGGTCAGTTTACGGTTGATCAGCAAGGCAGACTAAGCAGTGCAGCCAATGTTGCTATCAATATTGCTGTTGCTAATGTATCAGGTGCGGTTGCAAATACCACTACGATTACAGCAGGAACCGGTTTAAGTGGTGGTGGAAATCTTGCAAGTAATATCACCATCAATCTTGCCAACACAGCAGTTACGGCAGGCAACTATGGCAGCACTACTCAAGTTGCGCAGATTACGATTGATGCACAAGGCCGCATTACTAGCGCAGCCAATGTTGCCATTACTGGTGGTGGTGGCGGTTCTGGCGGCAATGTAGTTACTGCCATTGCCACAATTACCAGTGGCACGGAGATTGGATGGTCAAACAACAGCGCAGCCATACTGTCTTGGCAAAACAATAGTAGTCAGATTATTGCTTGGGCTAATGCACAATATGCAGTTAGTGCAAACAATGCAACCATACTTGTCAATTATCCTTCTGCGCCATTTGGTGTTGTTTTGCCTACTGCTGCGTCAATTACAGGCCAACAGTTTAAAATTAAGAAAATTGACAGTTCGGCAAATGCTGTAACGGTTAGCACAACGTCCTCGCAGACAATTGACAACTCACTGACGTATCCATTGTCAACTCAGTATCAAAGCGTCACGCTTCAGTCAGATGGATCAAATTGGTGGATAACAGCAAAAGTCACATAACAGCTACGGAGTCTGAAAGTGGAACCACAGTTCCTGATCAACATTCTTTTTGCAGCCGCAGGAACCGCTTTTGGGTGGATACTGAACAGTATCTCGCGCTCAATCGTCAGGATAGAAGACAGAATCTCCGAGATGCCGATGATCTATGTCAATCGGGATGATTACCGGGTTGACATCAGTGACATTAAGAATATGCTAGGCAAAATCTTTGACCGCCTAGACCAAAAGGCTGACAGATGAGCCTTAACATGGATGCGCTGGCTACTCCGATTTTTGGAGAGCCAGACAGCCTCCGTGACTTCCTCTTTGAGAACGGCGTCCAGCACCAAGTCTTTTGGGAAAGACTGACTGACGCTGGCTTCTATGTGCCGCGCTACCCCATCATTGATGCCGACCCGCAGGACTTGGACGATTGGCTGTTAATACACCAACAAGAACACCAATCCTACTCCACTATTCTTAACTTGAATGACCCCTTTAATCTGCTAGACTTGGATTTCAACCAAGAGGATGACTTTTGCGATTGGGTAAATAGTCATTTGTTAATTCATGAGCAGATTGCACGGAGTTTGGGGGTGACATGATTTCCGATGAGGATTTCTTACGGTTATTTAATGTGGCGATGGCATTAGCTAAACCTATTGGTAAAGCGACAATTAAGGCAGATTCGATAGACGTTCGCTTTGAAAACATTGAAGTCGATAGTTTGGATTTATTGATTATCGGCATGTATCTTTGTGATGCCTTTGGTGTTTCAGAAGAGAAAGGCAAAGAGATGAGGCCAGAAACAGTTGGTCAAATGAAAGAGTTTCTGGTGGCTAATGCCGGAAAACCGACAATTGATGTAGATGCCGTGTTACAGGTGATGGTATGAGCCTCTTTATCACGCATGGGCATACCGTATCCAATACCAAAACCACACTGTTTGAAGACATCCTGCACCCGCAGCGCACTCATTTCATACCAGAAAGTTATCAAGGTGCGAAACATGGCTTTAAGTACCCACCGCATAACCTAGCCAACATGGTGTTAGCCCCCGCGACAGTGGAGTGGCTACAGCAAAACCCTTCTCTTGGCAAAACAGCATTTATCTTAGCCGGTGGTAATGCCCATTTTGCTGGCATCAACCCGCGCAGTAGCCAGACTCACACTCAACTGCACTACGAATACAAGTTTTTGCCTTTTTCTTTGACGCAAGTAATGGCTGGCAGGTTAGCAAACATGATCTGTGAGCCTGATTACATAGCCACAGACGCCTCTGCCTGCGCCTCTAGCCTTAAAACTCTGATGGATTGCCTGATGCTGGAAGCGTTTGGGTTTACCCGCTTCCTAATCTTAACCGTTGAGGATGCTGTATCTAACTCCGTCTTGCAGTTCTTTGGCGATTCTGGCGCTTCTTTGACTTTGGCAGAGGAAGAGGCTAAAGACATCATACCAAGCGCCTTTGATAGCAAGAATGGCGGCTTCTATGTAGGCCAAGGCGCTGCTTTTACGGTGCTAATGGCTGAAGGTGAGGTCAATCATTACGGCCTAACGCCCAAAGCTAGGTTGGTAGGCGCGTATCACGCCGCTGAGAAGTGGAACAACGCCATAGGCCAACGCCCGGATGGGAAGGGGTACATTGACGCCATTGAAGGTGCCATGATGTATGGCGGTGTTTTTGGTCAAGACATTAGCATTGTGAAAACACATGGCACTGGTACAGAATCCAATAATTTGGCAGAAAAGAACGCTTTAGTTACCACTTTGGATAGCTTTGTTGCAACGTCATTTAAGCCAAAAATAGGTCACACAATGGGCGCTTCGGGCTTGCTAGAAACGCTACTTTTGCTTGACAATCTGGTTTATGGTGTTGTACCTGCTATTCCTAACCGGACGGAAAAAGACACGGTTTTTCTGTCTGAAGACTGCGAGACTCCTGATGGGCTGATATTAAGTCTTGCTGCTGGAATGGGAAATATTTATACAGCGGCAATCTTTGACCCGGTGAGGTAATTATGGTTGAGATGGTGGACAGCCAGCAACAGGAACTTAGTCCAGAAGACATCGTTGCTATTGCAGCATTGAACACGGATGCTGGCATTGATCGTCAGCAAGCAATACAAATGATCAATGCTGAACTTCAAATGGAAGATACCTTGTTTATACGCCAAGGTAATACTCTTTTCATTTTGCACAAAGCTGCACCGAGGGTTGGTTGGTTTCGTGCTTTAAACGCAGATACTGCTAACAACTACTTAGAAAATAGCGTTGAGTTTATCAGAGCCTGTTACAAGATGGGATTTGATACGGTAGCTTCTACTTTTGAAGACCCGGCAATCATTGCGATTTTTCGTTATATCTCCAAAAATCCACCGAATCCCGATATGGGATATGAAATTGAAACTATGGATAATGGATCATTCATGGGAACTATTAAGACGGGGCCATCTCGCGGAGGTGTCGTATGAGCGCCGTAGTCAGCGCAGTAAAATCTGTCGCAAAAACAGTTGTAAATACTGTTGAACAGGTAGGCAGGGCCGTTGAAAAAGTTGCTGAAGTCGTTGTTGATACTGCTAAATATGTTGCAGAAAATCCAGAGATTGTTGCCATCGTAATTGCAGCGCCTTACGCTACTGCTGCTGTTGGAACTGCTGTGGGTGCTTCTGCAACTGCCGTTACTTTAGCAACCCCTGCCGTTACTGCTGCTGCTATTACAGCTTCTCAAGGCGGGGATTTAGAAGATATTGGTAAGTCAGCATTAGCGGCTTTTGTAGGTGCGCCTATTGGTCAATATGTTGGTACTCAGGTTGCCGCAGCAACTGGTGCGCAAAGTGCATTGCAAGTGGGATTAGCAAACGCTGTTGGCGGCGCAGCAGGCGGTGCAAGTGGTGCTTTAGTGCTTGGTGAAGATGTTGGAAAATCTGCTGTAATGGGTGCCGCAGGTAGTTTGGGTGCGTCACTTGCTCGTTCAGGCGCTTCTGAGCTTGGTGTAAATAAATATGGTGCGGCTGGCGGTGCTATTGCTGATGTAGGTGAAGCGGTAGGCAGAACCGCCGCTGGTGGCAATCTCGAACAAGAGTTGATTAGCGCTGGCATCGGCACTTTAGCGCGTGAAGGCAAGGTTGCCCTAGAAGAGTTAAGAGCGCCTACCACTGCTTACTTCCCAAAAATTTCTCCAGATACAGCGGCTTTGACCGGATCAACGATTGAAGGTCAGCCAGTAACTGATGTTGCAACAGGTGAGGGTGCCGAAGGTCAGCCAAGACTATTTCCAAAAGGTTTGATGGTGTATGACCCACAAACCAATGTCAGTGAAATTTACGCCGTTAGGAATCAGCAAGGTGAAGTATTTGAAGCGCGGAACATTTTTTATTCCAACGGAACAGTGCAGCGGATTATTTATGACCCAAATACAGATACTTACCAACAGCAAGTTTTGAAGCAAGGTAAGCCGGGTGAATCTACTGACTTAACAAAAACGCTACCCGGCGTTGATGTTAAGGCTGGCCCTGATGATCTTTCCTTTGAGGCAGACACAATTCGTCGTGAATTAGCACGACGCCAACGTGTTAAAGAAACTGGAACATCTGCTGTTGGTGGAGCGCAAGGTGCTGCTGAACCGGGAGCGCCTACCGGCGGCGGTGGCGCACCAACCGCAGGCGATCAAGGTGAAGGTCGTGGCGGTTTAATTGATGAAGGTGGTGGTGGTGCCGGTGGTACAGAACCAACAGCTACAGGTGATGGCACCTTGTCTGAAACCGCATTGGCAGGGGGTGGTCGCGGCACAACCACTGAGGGTGGCAGAGTCTCTGGCAAAGGTGGTGCTGGCGAAGGTGAGGGCGGCGGTGGAGATGGTGAAGGCGATGGGGCGCTAACTGAAGCGCCAACGCCAATAGAAGAACTTACTGATGCTGAATTGTTGCAAGAACTAGAGCGACTTGTTAGCGAAGAAACGTCTGCGCCGGAAGCATTGCTTGATGTTCGTTCGGCGATTGTACGTCGCCCAAGAACTAGAGGTGGTATTACTGTATCTCCAAGGGCAACCGGGCAAGGTGCAGCGGCAATCGTAGGTGACAAAGAACCGATCTTTGGCGGTGAGCCTGATCAACAACAAGAGGTTTGGAATGAGCGTTCCTTACGTCTTAGAAAGGCACTAGGACTCTGACATGAGAATACTTGAGATGATTGCTGGTAGTCGTGGCATGGGCGATGCTCGTTCAATGGCTGAGATGTTGCGTCGTATGGGGCGTCGTGGCGACACCATGCTGGCGCACATTACGCCTGAAGAGGCTGACATGCTAATGCAAGCTGGTGGTTCAGGCACGACAAACCCGGCAACAGGTTTGCCAGAGTTTGCGCCTCGTACAAACTACGATGACTTTGATAACTACACGCCTCGCGTTACTAGCCAGCCAGCAGGGGCTTCATTTCAAGACTCGCCGGTAGAGTACAACACTGACTATCAGCCTCGCAGAACGTCATTAGGCGGTGAAGTGCCAATGGATGTTGGTTTCGAATCAAGGCCCCTTGAAACAACCGTACGCGCAGATCAACCGCAACAGCGTTTGTATCCAGATGTTAATTTTGGATACATGCCGCCAGTGCGTACTGATAGTTCTTCGTACATGCCGACGCAACAGCGTACTGCACAAGACTTTATGGGGCCGCTTGTTCCTATTGATGAGGTAAGTTCAAGCTACACGCCAAGGGGTTATCAAATTCCTTCTTATCTTCCAGAGTTCCAACCGATTGCAGATCAAACAGCAGTACGACCTGAAGAGCGTAGTTTGGCGCAACGTGCAGAAGCTGGCATACAAGAGTTGCGTGATGTGCTTGACCGTTATCCAAACTTGACACGCACAGGCACAGCAGGCGCAAACATTCTTGCGCAAGCCTTAATGTTCAATCGTGCTAATCAGGCCATGCGTCGTGACATTGAAGCCACTCGCGCTGCTGCGCAACCTTTCCGTGAAGCACAAGCTGAAGCAATGAGCCGCGCAACGGGTGAGGGTTTGACGCCTGAACAACAGCAAGAGATGGAAATTCAGCAATCCCGTGCGCGTGAAGCGCTAGGCCAGCGTGGTACGCCAACCGGCAGTGCAGCCGCTGGCATTTTGGCAGCACAACAGCGTCGTGCGCGTAGCCTTGCAAGACAAGAAAGTTTCAGTGAGGCATTGCGTTTGGCAAACATTGCTGACCAATATGACCGTCGTGCGCTGGAAATGGAATTGCAACGTGATCAGCAATTGGCGCAGTTGTTTGCTGGCATCTTAGGCCGTGAAGTACAGCAAGCAGAGCGCACCCAAGCGCCAGTAACGCAACCTGCGAGGTAAACATGGCAACTCAAGCATTAAGTGATGCGCTAGGCACTACCCCGTCATTGATGCGGGGTTTTGGTCAACAAGGAAGCATGAAGCAACGTGCTGACTTTGGGCGTCAAAAGCTACCTGAAGTTTTCGAGGAAGGCGCAAGAGCCGAAGAGCAAGCAGCCAGATCGCAATTTAACATTGAACAAGGTCAGATTGGTAAGCAAGCTGCCGCAGAGCGTGACTTAGCAGCACAATCACGCCAAGCCTCTGAAGAAATGGAAACTGGCATAAAGCCGTATCAAACCTTTGAAGCGCCGCAAATCAGAGCCTCTGACTATGCCAAAAACGCAGGCATGCGTTTGTTGTCAGCATTGGTTTTGGGTGGCGTTGGTGGTGCTTCTGCTAGGGCGCAATTGGTTGCTATTCGTGAAATGCAGGATGCTGAAGACCGTGTGCAGCGTGAGCGTTTTGATGCTGCAAAGCTAAAGTTTGATCAGGAAGATAAGAAGCGCCAAGAGCATAACGCGATGCTCAAGGATCGCTTTGAGCGCATGCTGAACCTGCTTTCCAAAGATCGTAATGCTGCGATGGTTGAAGCCAAGTTAATTGAGGCTTCTACTGGCAATGGTTTGATTTCTGCACAGCTACGCAAAGGAAACTATCAGAAAGCCTATGAGTTATTTACAAAAGCTATTGATGCTTCTGATAAAGCTGATGCTGAGTTAGCAAAGCAGCAAGCAATCTTTGCCCAAAGAGTAGCGCTGAAGCAAACACCCGGCGCTGGTGGTGGTGGTGGAAAAGAAGGCAAGATTCAGCAACTGCCTGCGCAGCTTGAGAAAAAGCTGGATGACATTGGCACAACCTTTGTTACGTTGAATCGTGCCAATCAAACTCGTAAGCCACAGTATTTTGGTATTGCGCCTTCTGATGAAGTTGCGAACATGATTATTGCTGGCGTTGAGCGTGGTTTGCCGGTGGGTGACATTATGGCGTCGGTAGGTTCTCAGGCACCCAAGGTGACGCCTGAGACTGTCAACTGGTGGAAAGACTATCAGTCGTTTGTGGCGCAGGTTCGTAACAAACTGTTTGGTGCAACGCTAACACCGCGAGAAGCTGATGACTTCCGTAAGTTTACATTGAGTCCAGCAACTGCCCCTAACGTCGCTGACAACTACTTCAACAATCAGATTCAGATTATTCGTGCAGCCATTGAGCGTGAGCGTGGCAAAGCGAGAGCGCGTGGCGTAAGAGATGACACCATCTCTGCTTACTTGGATGTACCGCAAGATTCTACAGGTGGCGCAAGAGTGCCAACCATTAGAACGCAAGCTGAATACGATGCGTTGCCGCCTGATGCTGAATACATTGATGCCGATACTGGCAAGCGCGGCAAAAAACCTAAGAGGTAATCATGGCTAGAGATCGTTTCGGTGGTGAGACTGTAGCTGAAGGCCAGACTGATCGTTTTGGCGGTAGTCTGGTTGAACAAATCCCGGGCGCTTCTGAGGAAGAGAAACGCGCCGCCGCTGCCATTCCTGAGTCACAACGCATTCGCACCAAGTCACCATTTGAAACTGGCTTAGAAGCCATTGGCGCTATACCCGCGCTTGCTGGCGCATCAAAATTGTTTCAGCTTGGTACTGCTGGTACTCGCTTGGCACCGTATGGCGCACGATTTGCAGAGACTTTTATTCCTAGAACTGGCGCAGAGTTAGCCAAAGTTACTGGTTTAACTGCTGCTGGTGGCACTGCTGCGCAGGCTGCAAGTAATCTGTTGCCGCCTGATGCAAGTCCGACTACGCGCTTTCTAGTTGAGACAGGCGCTGGCATGGGTACTGAACTTGGCTTGCGCAGTCTTGCTACTGCTGGCAGAGCATTTCGTCCACTGTTGCCGGGTGGAACTGAACGTGCTGCCGAACGAGTAGTGCGTCAGATGACGCCAGAACAAATTTCGACATTGCCACAAACCGTAGAGTCTAAGACTGCAATGGTTCGTGCTGCGCAGGAAAGACTGCGTGGCAAACCTATTGATCAGCCATTGGATGCGGCAGATGTGGCGGCATTGCTAGGTGCTGAGTCCACAGCAATTAGACAACGTGGTGGCAGACTTGGTGAGCAACTGGCTGCTGGCACGGAACAGCGTTTGGCTGCAATCAGTCAGCCTCGCACGATGGAAGCTGTGGGTGCCGATGCGCGTAAGCTGGCAGCAGATAGGCTGAAGGTATTGCGTGATCAACGTGAGGCGGCTACCACTGCTAACAAGCAGGACATGCTGAACGAAGCGCGTACCAAGGAACTTGCAGGACAAGGCGTCGAAGGTACAAGAGCATTTAAGAATTTAGAGCAAGCACTACCTGCTTTTGAACGTGATCCAGTAACAGGCCGCGAACGCATTACTGGCGCAACTAAAGCGCAGTTTGATGAAGTGCGTCGTGAAGCAACTGGTGTCGTATTTGATCCACTTACTCAATCAACAAGAAAGGCCAAGGTCGGGTTTGAACGCCTTGAGCAATTGCGTCGCCGTTTGGGTGATCGCGCTGCTGGCCTACCTGAAACTGGCTTTGATTCCATAGGTCAGCAAGACGCTAAAGACCTGAAGAAACTTGTTGAAAACATCATGTCCGAGTTTACGGGCAAGAAGTTCGACAAGTACATCAAGGATTACGAGCAACTTAGCCAGCCAATTAACCAGTTCGCAACTACCGTAGGCGCTGCTTTGACCGCACCAAGCGCTGCTGTGCGTGGTGAAATGGTCACACAGGCATCAGCATTGCCTAGAAAAATCTTTAGCACACCAGAGAATGTTGACAACTTTGTAGCACTGATCGGTGGTGACAAGGCTGCGGTGGAAGGTTTGGCGCGTAACTATGCTAGTGCAGAGTTGGCAGAGAAGTCGCCACAGCAGATTCGTACTTGGCTAAAAACCAACGGTGAGTGGCTGTCTCGCTTCCCGCAATTGAAGCAAGACTTTGCTGACTACGCTACCAAGCTAGAGCAGACAGGCCGTGTGACCAAGAAGCTGGAAACCAGAACTACTGAACGCGCTGAAGCGCTGAACCTTGGTCGCACTCAGACTGAGCAGGCTGATAACTTCAAGCGCTTGATCATGAGTCCGGCGAACGCCAATGACTTGACTGCTGCTGCTAGAGTGCTTGGCAAGACACCTGATGGCGCTAACGCATTTAAGTCTAGCATTCGTGACTTGATTGGCACCCTGCCGCCCGGACAGATTGTTACGTCTTACCGTGATCGTATCAAGCCCGCTATGCAGGCGAGTGGCATGTATCGCCCTGATGAGATTAAGTTTGTCGATGACGCGATTGCTGATATTGCAAACATTCAAAATGCGATTAGCCGTGCCTCGCAGAACATTGGCAGAACTCCGGGCGTTGAATCCTCTGCGCAGGAACTCACCCGCTTGATCAACAATGAGTTGTCGCAGGTTAAGAAGGGTGGCGCTGTGGCTGGCTTGTATGCTGCTGGCCTAGCTGCCCTTGGTTCTCGTTTTGGCATGCCATTAGAAGTTGGCGCTACCACTGGCGCAGTAGGTGGCTTTGGTGCTGCAATGGCGCTTGATCGGTATAGAAACTACGTCGCCAACATCCGTGCAGCAGTCAGTGACATTGTGACTGACCCGGCAAGGCTGCAACAGGTATTGAAGACGCCGCCTGAAAAGCGACAGGGTGTTATTGCCAGCATGATTCGTCAGACCATTGGTACACAAATAGGTGCGGAAGCGCCGGAAAGGATTGAAAATGCCCCTAATGAAAGGTAAAAGTGGCAAGACCATTAGCAAGAACATTGGCGAAATGGTTCGTAGTTTCAAGGAATCCGGCAAGATTGGTACGAGTAAGCCTTCGAGCGTTCGTAAAGCTGTCAAACAGGCTGCGGCGATTGCTTACTCAAAAGCCGGTAAGTCGCGTATGAAGAGAGGATCAAAGCGATGAACTATGACAATGGTAGCAATTCTGACAAGATGAATAACGGCGTAGAAGAACTACGCAAGCTAAAGGAAACGGCAAAGCAGCAGGCCGACAAGCGCGGTGCGCCCATGCTGATTGGCAACCGCATTACGATGATGCGCCAAAAGCGCGATGGTAGAAAACTTGAAAGGTAAGGTGAATCATGCCAGAAGATATGACTCTTGTAGAAAAAATTAAGGATGCTGCTAGGGCTTATGGTCGTGCTTACAAAGAAGGTCTTGGAATGCGCTCTGACGAAAAAGAAGAGGAAAAGACCGAGATGAAGCGCGGTGCGTATCGTGAGAAAAGACCTGCGCAGACGCGTCGAGCAAAACGATGAAGAAACAAAAGGGGCTGAATCCTGAACTTGAGCAGGCTATTTATGATTTACTCAAGGCAACAATGAATGACTCCACTGCATCACTAACTGACAAAACCAAGGTGCTTGACCGAGTTCTGAAGCTGGAACAGATCAAGCAGAAGATTAGCGATGACGAGTGGGGCAAAGGATTTTTTAATCCAGACGATGAGGGAGATGACTGATGGTTGACGGGGCTGCAATTAAAATTATTAACATGGCAATGGATATACTGTCTCACAGAGCACTGACGTTCCTTGCTTTGTTCTTTAGCTTTGTGTTGGCTTGCTGGACAATGATTGTGCCAACATGGGAAAGAATGGCAATGGCAGCATTCTTTGCCGTTTTCATTTATTTGCCGTGCATTTTCAAAGAAAGGACTCAAAATGAAACTTAGCATCAGCAAGACCAGCATGACAGTCATGGAAAAGAATGGCAGCAATGGTGAGTACGAGCGTGGCAGTGCTGGCGAAGCCTACCGCTGCGCATCCGTTGCTGACACCTATGGTCGTGGTAAGCCTACTCGCACCAATCCAATGGGCTTTATGGCTATGCAGTGCTTCTCCGGTTCGCCAGACCAGAAGCAATCGCCAACTTCTAAGCCCGGTAATGCTGGCGGGAAAAGGATCATCTAATGGCTAACAACATTGCCTTTCAACCGATGGGCAAGACGTATAAGGCGAATGCAACTACGTCGGTTCAGCAGTTTCAAATTACTGCGGATAGCCCCGTTAATCAATACATGATTGTTAGCCATGAGCCTACTGGCGGCGCTGGTCAGCCTGTTTATGTTCGTATTTCAACAAGCGCAACAGCAAATGTGGCTTTGCCAGCAAACGGTTCACCACAATACTGTACCGTTGTACCTCCAGATACAGTCATGGTGATTACAGGGCCACAGGTTAGTAGCGCTGCCAATGTGTATTGCACATTTATTGCAGAAACGGGTACACCAGAGGTTTACATTACTCCGGGGGAAGGTTTATGAGACAGTACATTCTTGATCGTGCAAGAGAACCATCCACATGGCGTGGTGCCATCTTGTTTCTGACTGCGATTGGTGTGCCTATTGCTCCGCAACTGGCAGAGTCCATCGTCACAGCAGGCTTGGGCATTGCTGGCTTAGTAGGTGTTCTAACCCCTGATCGCCGTGATTGATTATGGATTGGAAAAAGTATCCTAACTTTACCGCTGCTGAGTTTGCATGCAGTCATTGCGGTGCCAATGAGGTTAAGGAATCTTTGCTAGAGAAACTTCAGGTCTTGCGTACTAAGTATGGCAAGCCCATGAAGATTACTTCTGGCTACCGCTGCCCCAAGCATCCTATTGAGGCAAAGAAGGCTACACCCGGCGCACATGCTAGTGGCTTGGCTTGTGATGTTGGCGTCACTGGCGCTGATGCGCATGAGGTTTTAAAGCTGGCTTTCGAGTTAGGCTTTACTGGCATTGGCGTTCAACAAAAGGGAACGGGCAGGTTTATTCACCTAGACTTGATGACTAGCCCTAACCGTCCTACCGTTTGGAGTTACTGATGTCTAAGAAGGGTGTCAGCCTAGCGATAGGGCGTGGTGAGAAGCTACCAGTAAGCAAGGGTGCTGGCTTGACTGCGAAGGGCAGGGCTAAGTACAACCGTGAAACTGGCAGCAATCTAAAGGCACCAGCGCCCAACCCGCGCACAAAGAAAGAGGCGGGCCGCAAGGCTAGTTTCTGTGCGCGTATGGCTGGCGTGGTGAGGAAAGCTAAAGGGCCAGCAACACGGGCTAAAGCGTCGCTGCGGAGGTGGAATTGCAGATAGAAGATGACGATGTGATGGAGGCGATGCAGGAAGATCGTGCGCCAGACTTCTTATCCCAAGCACAAGAATCTTTCCCCTACCTCAAAGGGAAAGACTTAGATGTTGTTTACACCCCGCGCCCCAAAGAAAATAGGCTTTTGGAGTTCTACCCGCCGGATGAGCCGGGAGCGCCAGAAGCTCCGCGTCCTAAGACATTGCCGATGGGTAGGGTAGGCATTGAAGTATTTAGCCCAAAGGTTAGACCTATCGACATCTTGGGTGACTATGTATCCCACTATGGTGTGCAGGCTGATCCAGAGTTAAAGAAATATTACGGTCAGTTCCAGCAGGCGCTTGATCCCAAGACTATGCAAGAACGGTATCGTTACCATCAAGAAAACTTTGGTGAGACACGGCCTTATGAGCAATGGTACGAGAGTACAGGGGTGCCGGAGATATTTCGCGGCTATACCTTTAACCAGTTTGGCGATAACGCAGCAGAGATTTACACACCAGAACAGTTAATGATTTTGGATCAGGTAAAAAACTATTTGGGAATCAAATGAGTCATCAAGCACAACTGGACTTTGTTGCAATAGTACGCGCCATGTATCCAGACTACTTTGTTCGCAAGCAAGTTTTGGAGATTGGTAGCCTAAACATCAACGGTTCTATCAGGCAATTCTTTGAGCAATGTGCATACGTTGGCGTTGATCTTGGTGAAGGACGCGACGTTGATGTGGTGGCTAAAGGCGAAGACTTGACCTATGATGATGGTAGCTTTGACGTTGTGGCAAGTTGTGAGTGTTTTGAGCATAATCCTGAATGGGTGGCTACGCTAAACAACATGATCAGGATGAGCAGGGGTTTAGTCTTTTTCAGTTGTGCAACTACTGGCAGACCTGAACATGGAACGCCCCGCACTAGCCCACAAGACGCACCGTTCTGCGGAGAGTATTACCGCAACCTTACTGAAGAAGATGTAAGAAATGCAATTGATTTGTCAGTCTTTGAAGACTATCAATTTCTAACCAATGATAAGGCTTTCGACTTATACTTTTGGGGGGTCAAATGAAAGAAGGACTGTACGCCAACATTCATCAGAAACGTGCCAGAATCAAAGCTGGTAGTGGTGAGAGGATGCGCAAACCCGGAAGCAAAGGCGCACCCACAGAAAAGGCTTTTAAGCGTTCGGCAAGAACTGCTAAACGATAGGTTTCTCGCAACGTCCTAGTTCGCCATCTAGGATTTTCCCCCGTGTAGTAGCGGGGGTTTTTTTTACTCACTTGGTAGCAAGCCGCCTTCAAACAGATACGTTCCCATGTGACCCAAATGGCACCAAGGTGCAGCATGTATCTTGCCGCCAATCTTGCGCCACTGATGGCAAAAGTAATAATCCTCTGACAACAGCCGCCTACTTTCAGGATCAATAGGATCAAGGTAGAACCCATAGATTTCCTCTCCAGATAGGTAATTCATGTCACTGACAAACTTTGGCGTGTGCGGCTTTAGTTCCTCGAATACTCGGCGCTTGACCAGCATGAAGCCGGTGCCAATTGCTGATACTTCACAAGGCTGATCTACCGGCACGGTGATGGCAGGATCATTGGTCAGCAAGTTGACTACAAAGCTACCAGTGTGTTTTTTAAGCTGATCAACCGGCTTACCTTCAGTCACAGCTTGATGCACTGTCTGCCAATTGATTTCCTTTTTTGGATAGATTCCACCTATAACGTCAACGTCAGCCTCAAGCATTTTTATAGCATCGTCTGGTCTGAATGCAATATCGGCATCAATCCAGAAAAGGTAATCGGCACCACTCTTTAAAAACTCATGCGTCATGTTGCAACGTGCGCGTGTGACTAGCGATTCATTGAACATCAACGACACAGAAGTTTTATAACCTTGGCTAGACAGAACGCCAATCAAGTTTAATAACGATTGTGCGTACACGCCGGTACACTGACCACCATACATGGGTGTTGCTATAAAAATATGCTTTTGGTTTTCCATGTGATCTCCGTAAAAGTGGGGCGTGTCAGAGTGACGCTGCGCCCCGCAACGCTCCTAAACATCCTCTGACTGATGGGGGAATTCGTTACCAAGAAGTGCTAACAAGTCTGGCAAGCGTAGCATTGCCATTGATTTACCACCGTCTTCACGCATGATCACAATGGGCGTTTGACCTATCTCGCAGGCTTTCTCTGCCTGTTCCATAAAATCATACACTGCAATCTTGCGTCTGCGTTTGCACTCAATGAGATATTTTCCAAGGATCAAGTCACCTTCCTCAGACACTTGATACTGCTTCAGGTTGCGCCTGATGCGAATGCCAAGCACGTCAAATATTTCATTGGCTACTTCACGCTCGTAGTTAGCGCCACGTTGTCTTTCTAGTTTGCTCATAAGAAGGTGGGGTACTCGCTGCGTCTGTGCCGCATTGCATCCAGTTAGTTACCGGCGCGGCGCACACAACATCCGCTTTCCCCCAAAAAATTTAATAGCAGTTTGTATGGCAATTATTACCGTAGCAGCAGGTAGTGCAGGTTACACACCGGCCCTGATCACAGTAAGTGTTGTAAGTGCAGCTTGCCCAAACCAGTGGCGCTGTAACTGCAAGCCATAAAGCAAATAGATAACGCATGATTGTCTCCCATTAGAAAGGAATATCCTCGTCTTCCTTGCGCTTGCTAGGAAAAGGATTCACATTGCCGGGGCTTTGAGCGCTTGTTGGTTGCCAAGTGTCTTCCTTCAAGCTAATCAAAGCACCGCCCTTCGTGTCTTTAGTCCATGCCGCCAGCTTGATTGTGTCACCCGGCGCATAGTGTTCAGACACTTTCAGTTCACCCCGCCAATCGGGGCTTGAAACATTCTTTTTGTTACGGTTGCTGAGTAGTACGCCGGTTCCCATCTTACGTTCAATTTGTTCCACTTTCCTGCTCCTTCACTAATAAATAGCGCGCCACTTCCTTATCGCCAACACGCACCATTTGAGTCAAAATTGGATGCCCGTCTTTTCTTAGGTCTTCAATCCGTGCCGCCAGCCTTAGCACACCATACAACCTGAGAGAATCTAGGGCAGTGATGCCATTACCTTGGCGTAAATGATTCAGAATCATCTCGCCTTGGTTCTTACCGCTGGCTGGCTTTATCCCTTTTTTATTAAGGTATCCAGCTTCTCTTTGGCCTGCTTGACTGCCTTTGACCAAATTTCAAACAACACCGCCTTATCAGCCTGAATCATTCCAAGCACAAAGTCATTAGCCGATTCCAATGCCGTGATCTTAGACAGCTTCTCAGCAGCATTTAGCTTCTGGCTTTCCATGATCTGATCCACCATAGACAAGTAACCATCTACAAACTCTTCGTCATTCGGGAAGAACTTGTAGGCTTTGTCAGTGTTGGGCAGCATAAAAGCAACGCCTGTTGTAGCTACTTGCTCTTGCTTTTCCTCGACTGTGATGGGTGCCGGTGTTTCAGTTACCACCATCGGCTCGACACGCGCTTGCGGGATGGTTTCAACTTCAGTCTCATCAAGCATTCCAAGTCCACAATGTGCAAGAACCGACCGCCGTATTGCTTTCGTAGTCGCTTTAAGGATGGCATTAGCCAACCTTTCTCCGACAAGGTTCCCGACATCCACAGCGCCTTGATTCTCTGAAACTCTGCCATCACTACCCGTGACTCTGACGGAGACAAGGTAAATTCCATCCACACGTTCCCGATGCGTAATCTGAGTGGATAGTTTATGTAGGGCGCACAACTGTTGCGTAGCGCTTGCATTTGCGTAGAGGATTTGTTTTCCATTTAAAGTCAGCAGGTCAAAGGGTTTTGCCGCAGGATCAAGGCCGACTTGTTTGCAGCGGTACAGATAGTATTGTTTCTTCTGATCTTCGTTCAGGCCAGACAAGTCACCGCGCAAGACAATAGATGACTGAATAGCAGGATCAAGAGTTGCGACTGCGCCTTCACTTCCCATACTGATTACGTTACTCATGATTACCCTCATTTCAAAAGGAAGCGACGAGCGCCGGGTTGTTCAACGACAAACTTTTCATACATCTCTGGCATGGCATTGCGGAACAGGTCTTTGCTAAATGACTTGGTAGCTTTGCTGGCTTTCCAAGTGGCAAGGATTCTGCCATCGTAAGTAGCAAGCTGGCTCGACTCCATCATGTAACCCTGAATCTTGGCTACTAGCGCATCCTCTTGCGCTTCCAAGGCTTTGCGCTGCGTCTTAATAACTGACAGCGCCTCGCAGGCTTGTTCGAGTTCTGACGTAGCTAACAGGCTGCTGCCGTTATCCTCTTTGTACACCAGCTTGGCAGCGTCACCCATTGTGTTGGGATCAAAGTTTCTGGCTTGTATCCTGCCCCAAAACTCAGCCATTTCTCTGGCATGTAAATCCCACTGATCAGGGCTAAAGGTTTGCGGATAGTGGCAGATTTCTTGACCACCAAAGCACACGACCAGCACTACGTTTGGTGTGTTGTGGACTAGGGATTCGTGCAAGCACTGGACGCGATAGCCTACGTCAATATCTGTGCTGCCATCGTCGCCATATTTCTTGCGCTGATGAATGCCTAGGTTCTTGACCTCATAGAGTGTCTGCCCATCCTCTGATATGTAATCAAAGTGGGAAGCTAGGAAGGTATGTTTAGGATGATGCAGGGCATAGTCAGCATCTTTGAAGTTAATGCGCTTACGCCGTGCAAACTCTTTCATTATGGGTTCTTGCATGACTAAACCCATTTGCACTGCCTCAACACCCGACAGATCGTCTAATGGTTTGACGCCAATCTTTTCGGCATAGACTTCACCGCCTCGGCCTTCAACGAATCGTCGTGCATCGTTAGACCATAGTGCCTTGTTTCTTACTTCGGGAGAAAAATCACTCATATCAGCCCCTGATAATGGATAAATGGATCAATGATCGGCCTCATCAAAAAACATCAAGACTACCGTGACGAGGCCACACACGGCAATCAAACAACCTGCACCAATAAGGGCAAGGCCCATAAAGATTAGCAGACTTGAAGTCATGGCA